GGAGCCGGCCCAGGAAAATCAGACTGTCGGCGTGTCTGCCCTCTACGGGTGGCTGGACCGCGACCCAGACGCCAAACAGGCGTGGCGTAGGCTACGCAAGCTGCGCGGGGATATGGACGCCGATGAGGCTGTACACATCGCGATGCACGCCACGCAGGAGGACTGGCAAGCGAAAAAACTACAGGTGGAGACGCTCAAATGGCGGGCTGGTGTCAACAACCGTGAGGAGTACGGTGGCGGCGTGGATGCGGTGGTGTCAACGCTGGGTCAGGCGATTCTGCGCGCGATCACCGCAGCGGAGCATCAGGAGCGGTTGCCCGCACCGGCAGAAGACGCGGAGTACGAGATCGAAGACTAGGGATTGGGGTCCGTTACACCAGAGAATCGGGTTACACCAGAGAATCGGTCCCGGTTACGCCAGAGAATCCCCTCTTCGTGTCGGTTCGATCCATTCCATGCGGATCGGCCATGCTCTGGGTTCGCCAGTCCATAGAACTAGGATTCTAGTTTCGTTTAAACGTCGAGACACCTTGCCGGACGCACCGCGCCGGCCCTGGCGTATTTGGTGTCGGGGGTCTCTAAACATGGGGCAAAGATCGCCCGCCGCCTACCGCTTGTCTGCCCAAAAACTTCCCTTAGGCTGGCCTAAATTGTAACGATATTCCCCGGCCCCCGCCAAAGGGGTTGCGTGCCCAATTTTTTACCGTACCTTGGAGCAAGTTCATCACCACCTTTAGAGGAGGGGGGATTATGTACGTTTGGACCGTAATTTGGGGGCACTCCTGCGACAGGCCAGCGACGGCGCGTGAGGCCAGCCGCTGGTCCGCAGAGGTGCAGGGGGAATGGGTTGCGCATACCGCCGAGGAGGCCGAGTTATGATACGACGCCCACTTCCCGCCAACGTGCTCGTCGAGGCCCGTGCGATCCTAGCCATGGGGGCAGCATCCCTAGGGATGGTGCTCGCGATTTGGGCTCTAGCCGTGTTTTTTTTCGTTCTTTAGTTGTTGTCTTCATTCTGTAGGGGGGACCATGTACCTAGGGGTTGAGCTTTCCGGGGAGATTCTTGCGGGGGCGCTGGTGGGGGTGTGGGTTTTTCTGGCGCTGGCGCTTTCGTTCACTAGCCTTCAACGGTAGGGGGGGGTATGTACGTTTCGCCAAACTTCAAGACAAAGAAAGCTTTCCGCGAAGCGGTTTCATCAGGCCGGGAAGTCTATGTTTTCAGCCCGGGCCTGATTCCCGCGCCAGACACCGGCACCACCACGATTGAAGGTCCACACTATCCGGAACCACACCGCTGGTACGCCAGGGTGAGGGTCGAAGGTGGTAGGGTTGTAAAAATCCTTTCATAGGGGGGGCACAATGAAGCTTTTATCCGTTTCGAACACGAAAACCCGCAAGGGTGAGGCGCAAGGGTATCTGACGTTTATCCTGCATCTTGCCCCTGGCAAGCTTTCAGGTTTCCAGGTTTGCCCCGGCGCTTCTAAGGGTTGCCTCTCCGCTTGCTTGAATACCGCTGGCCGGGGACGGTTCAATCCCGTCCAGGACGCAAGGGTACGGAAGACTCGGAAGCTTTTTGAGGACCGGGCCGGTTTCATGGGGGAGCTTGTGGGGGATATCGAGTCGGCAGAGCGCAAGGCTAACCGGGGGGGTATGGTTCCGGTCTTCCGCTTGAACGGAACCTCAGACATTAGGTGGGAAACCATCCCCTGCACCAGGGACGGAGAAAGGTTCCCCAACGTTATGGAAGCTTTCCCGCACCTCACCTTTTACGACTACACAAAGCTTCCGAACCGCAGGAACATACCCGCAAACTATCATCTTACATTTTCCCGTAGTGAATCCAACGAAAACAGACTTGCGGGGGTGGTGCGCCGTGGGTTGAACGTTGCGGTTGTTTTTGCTGGCGACCTTCCCGAGACATACCGTGGGCTACCCGTAGTGTCCGGGGACGATACGGACCTCAGGTTCCTAGACCCTAAGGGTTGCATTGTCGGGTTGACCGCGAAGGGTGAGGCAAAGGGTGACACTTCCGGTTTCGTAGTCGGGGGCTGAAAAATGCTTTCATTTGAAGAAGGGATGGCCCGCTTTATCCGGGGATGGCGCAGATATCATTGCGTCACCCAGGAAGAACTCGCAGAACATCTAGGGGTGACCCGGAAAACGGTCTCTTTGTGGGAAACGGGGAATCACCCACCCCCGGATATGTTGGGGCTAGCGCTAGAAACGCTCGGAAAGAAACTAAGGGGGGATCCGTGAAGAAAATCAGGGGGACGGAAACGCCGCTTATACCCCGGAAGGGGGAAACGGTCCCGGAAATCTGGACTGAGGGGAGGGGGTGGATTGCTGGCCCGTGGACCATCGAGATTGTGGTGGGGGCGTATTCCGGCCCATCCTACGTTTTCGCCGTGGTCAACGGGGCCGGGGAAAGGGACGTGGGCAAAGTTTTCTATTCTTGGGAATAGGGGGACCGCCACAAAACGCGGAACGGGGGCGGGTCCTACGGGCTCGCCCCCCTCGCTTGCCCACAAGCTGACCACGCTCCGCGCACGGGGGAACAGGCACGCCAGCTAGCTGCGCCCACGCCTCAACGGGGGGCCACGATACACCCAAGGGGGGAGAGAGCAGGGATAGATATTAGAAAGACAGATAGGGGGTGCGGAGTCTTGCTGCCTAGCCGCTTGGTTGCATAGCTAGCCCCACCGACCGCCCAGAACGCCCTCTACACGCACGGAAACGCCCATCAAAGCCTCACGGACGGCGCGGGGCCATATATATAGGGGTTCGGCGTCCTTGGGGCTCCTGGGGCCGTTTGCGCGCCTCCTGGGCGGTTCGCCAGACACCCGAACAAAACCCGAAGGCCCGAAGAAAAACCAGAGAAAAGCCGAAGAAAAGCCGAAGATGCCGGGAGCCCCCCCTTAAATAACAGGGGGTGCGCTTTGCCGGGCTAGTCCACACACAGAAAGACGGTGCGCGCAAAAGCCTAGCAATTAGGCCATAGTTTGACTATACTGGTACCCCCCCCATCATTTACTGTAATGAATGTGCGCCCCAATTTTTAAAAATTAGAACGGTTTAAAAGTTGGCTTGGTATTTCACCGGTGGGCGGATGTCATTTTGGTAAGTATTTGCGCGGTGTTTTTTAGACGGGAGAAATTAGAACGATGCAGCTAGAGGAAATGGTGGGGCGTCTAAGGCGCGAGCCGGTGTTGTTTGTAAGGGCGTTGTTGGAGGAAGACCCTGATAGCTGGCAGTCTGAGGTAATGCAAGCGGTGGCGGACGGTGAGACGCAGATCACGATTAGGTCTGGGCGTCAGGTGGGGAAGACGACGGTGCTGGCGTGGTTGTCGATGTGGTTTTTGATGGTGCATCGTGATGCCAGGGTGTTGGTGACTGCGCCTAGTAGTGGGCAGTTGGAGGATGCGTACATCCCTGAGTTCAAGAAGTGGGTAAACACGTTGCCGCAGGAGTTGCGTGATTGTTGGACGATCAAGGCGGAGCGTTTTGAGTTTAAGTTTGATCCTCGCCAGCCGTTTGAGAACTTTATTACGATCAAGACGGCGCGTAAGGACAGTCCTGAGTCAATGCAGGGGATGAATGCTCCAAACGTATTGGTGTTGGTGGACGAGGCTGCGGCGGTAGATGATGCGTTGTTTGAGTCGTTGAGTGGTTCACTAGCCGGCAATCGTGGTAAAACGTGCTTGTTTTTGACGGGTAACCCAAACCGCACAAGTGGTTTCTTTTACGAGTCGCACACGGTGGAGGCGGATTCGTGGAAGACGTTCCATGTGAGCAGTGAACAATGCTCGCGGGTGAGCGAATCATGGATTGGGCGCATGAAGCGCAAGTATGGGGATGATTCGGACCCGTACCGCATCCACGTTTTGGGCGAGTTTCCCAGGGGCGAGTCGAACACGGTGATTCCGGTGTCGTTGGTTGAGGCCGCAATTGGGCGTGATGTGGACGAAATTGCGGATGCGCCGGTTGTGTGGGGGTTGGATGTTGCGCGGTTTGGTTCTGACTCGTCTGCGCTGGCGAAAAGGAAAGGAAATGTCTTGCTGGGCAACATTCAAACGTGGCGTTCTTTGGACACGATGCAGCTTGCGGGTCTGGTGGAGGCGGAATATGAGGCTGCGCTGGGTCCGTACCGCCCTAGTGAGATTTTGGTCGATGTTATCGGTGTTGGCGCTGGTGTTGTGGATCGTCTTCGTAGTCTTGGTCTACCTGTGCGTGGCATCAATGTATCTGAATCGCCTTCACTCAAAGGACAGCATTTGAATCTGCGGTCTGAGTTGTGGTACAACATGAAGGCGTGGCTTGAACAGCGCGATGTGCGGCTACCAAACGACAAGGAATTGATGGAGGAGTTGGTTTCGGTGCGTTTTGAGTACACGGATCGCGGCAAGATTAGGCTTGAAAGCAAGCAGGGCATGAAAAAGAGGGGTGCCGACTCCCCGGATCGCGCAGATGCGTTGGCGCTTACGTTTGCTTCAACGGCTGCTCGCCTGAGTGGTAGCGAAAAGTTTGATTGGCGCAAGCCCGTAAGGCGCTTGATCCCAAGATTGGTTTAGCATATATTCCGTTTGTAGCGTTGTGCATCTCCCCCACAACGCTCCTAGCGCGGAGCCCCCCCCCTTTTTCTCCTGCGCCGCCCCGTCAGCCGTCCTCCCCCGGTTGGCGGGGCTTTTTGTATCATTGACCATAGGTTTAGTCAAGTCTACTATTTGTGGGTGTGTAACCACGAATAATGGGGCATAATGGCTTCTATCATTGATGAGGTTGAGGATGCGTCTGGCGTAGGAATGGAACCAGCGGAACTCAGTAAGCTGGTTGAGTCCTACATTGACGATGCGGTCAACTACGCTGATTCGCAGTTAGCGAGTCACCGTAGGGAGGCCACCCGCTACTATCGTGGCGACAAATTTGGCAATGAAGAAGAAGGTCGCTCTCAGGTAGTTATGACTACGCTGCGCGACACGGTGCAACAGGCGATGCCCTCGCTGATGCGCGTGTTTGCGGGCTCTGAGCGGGTTGTAGAGTTTGTGCCAAGGACTGAGGAAGATGTCCAGATGGCGGAACAGGCCACGGATTACGCCAATTACGTCCTGATGCAGGATAATCCGGGCTATCGCATCCTTTGGGGTGCCTTCAAGGACGCTTTGACAAAGAAAGTTGGCATTGTCAAGGCGTTTTTTGACGATTCTACGTCCGTGACCACCCATCAGTTCACGAAACTGAACCTTTTGGCCGTCCAGACGCTACAGCAAGACCCGAATGTAGAGATTATTGCGCTGGAAGGCGACGAAATTGGCATGGAATTCGACGTTGAGGTGCGTAGACGCACTTCTGGCGACAGGATCTGTGTTGAAGTGCTGCCTCCAGAGGAGTTTTTGATCTCTAGGGACGCAAGAGGGCTGGATGATGCCCAGTTTGTGGCGCATCGTTGCATGAAAACGCCATCTCAGTTGATTGCGATGGGGTACGATCCGGAATTGGTACGCTCCCACATCACGAAAGCCGACGATCTTACATGGAACAATGAGCGCCATGAGCGCAACCGTTTTGAGATCAGAGATTCGGGCGGATCGCGTGATAGGGAGCGTGTCCTCTACATCGAATCGTATGTTTACGCCGACTACGACGGTGATGGCATTGACGAGCTTCGTCGCGTCTGCTGCATTGGCGATGCCCACGAAGTGGTGGCAAATGATCCGTGGGACATCCGTCCGTTTGCGGACTTTCACATTGACCCGGAGCCGCACACCTTCGTTGGACACGATCTGGCGGATCGCACCAAGGACCTCCAGCGCATCAATTCTGAGATCATGCGGAGTATGCTGGACTCGCTGGCGCAGTCTGTTAACCCCCGCATGGGTGTTGTAGACGGCCATGTGAACCTTGAGGATGCGCTAAACAACGAAACCGGCGGGATTATCCGCATGGATGCCCCTGGAATGGTGATGCCGTACACCCAGCCGTTTGTGGGGCGTGAGGCGATGCCGGTGCTGGATATGTTTGACCGCATCAAGGAGCAGCGCACCGGGATCTCTGCCCAGTCGTCTGGCCTTGACGCTGGTGCGCTTCAGAGCATGACCGCATCCGCCGTGGCCGCAATTGAGCGTGGCTCCAAGCTGACGCTTGAGGTCATGGCCCGTAATCTTGCCGAAACTGGCATGAAGCGGCTTATGCGCGTCCTGCTGCACCTTGTCATCCAGCATCAAGACGCAGAGCGCATGGTCCGGCTGCGCGGAACGTGGGTGCCAATTGATCCTCGCCTGTGGGACGCCCAGATGGACGCTAGTGTCAATGTGGCGCTGGGCAGCGGCCTGGAGGACCAGAAGCTTATGGTTCTGCGCGAGACGCTACAGGCACAGGTTGCGGCAATGCAGATGCTTGGACCCAGCAACCCGCTAGTTACGCTTGGGCAGATCCGGCACACGCAAGCAAAGATTATGGAGCTTAGTGGCTTCAAGGATGTGTCCAGCTTCTGGAACCCGATCCCGCCGGACTTCCAATTGCCGCCCAACGACGAGCCGTCTGCGGAAGAGTTGCTGGCACAGGCGCAGCGAGAGATGATTATGGCTGAGATCCAGATGAAGCGCGAGGATCTCGCCCTAAAGGCTCAGATTGAGGCGCTCAAGGATGACCGTGAGCGAGACAGGACCGCCCTTGAGTTTGCTCTGAGGGCCGCTGAACTCAATGTTGATTGGGAAAAGCTAGAAATCGACAAGGCAAGAAAGGCTACTAGTGCTTAGTAACGAACATTGTGAACGCGCAAGAGAGCTATTAGACAACGAATTTTTTGAACACATTTGTGAAGAAGTATTTAAAGAAATTTCTATGGAATGGAGTACCGCTACGTCGTCGGCGGAAAGAGACGATCTATGGTGCGAACAACGGTTGATTCGCCGCCTAAAATCCCGGCTAACTTCTGCTGCTAATAGCGATGCTGTTCGGCAAAGAGCCATGGATAAACTAAACAGGAGAGGTTAATAGTTATGCCAATCGACAACCCTAATGGGATCGTAGCGGCAACCCAGCGCGAAAGCGCGTCCATCTTTGGTCAGGTCCCCGTCGTTGGCGACACTAGGGAGCGCCCCAAGGTGGCTGAACCGGCACAAGAGCCGGCACCCGCAGAAGATCCGCAGTTTGCGGAAAGTGCGGTAGAGTTGGAAGATCAGGGCCAAGTAGAGTATGAAGCAGATGATTCTGACACCTCAGAAATTTTCCTTGTAACGGTTCAGGGTGAAGAGATTGAGGTTACGCTGAACGAACTGCTTCATGGTTACAGCCGTGATGCCGACTATAGGCGCAAGACACAGGCAGTTGCCGAGCAGCGCAAGCAATTGGAAGAGCGGTCAGCCCAGTTTGAAGCCGAACGGCGACAGAACTTGGAAATGGCACAGGCTCTCCACGCAAGGCTGCAAGAGGTAGAGTCCTATCTTGCTTCTGGCTATCAGGAGCCCAATTGGGCTGAACTTAGCCGTCAGCTTAGTCCGCAGGAGTACAATCAGGCACGGGCTGTTTTTGAGCAGCAGCAGAAGCAACTGCAAGCTGTTTACGCACAGCGTAGTGAGGTTGAGCGGATTCAGGCGGTGGAAATGGAACGGCAGATGCAGTTGGCAAAGGCCAAACTTCCTGAGTTGATCCCCGATTGGGGTAACGAAGAAGTCGCAGGGCGTGAGGCGAAGGCGGTCTATCAGTTCGCGCTGGATGTCGGGTTTTCACAGGAAGCTCTCGAAAACCTGTATGACCCGCTGGCGGTAAAAGTCCTGAGAGATGCGTGGCGCTACAACGAACTGCAAAAGCAGAAGCCGAATCTAGTTCAGCGAAAAGGTCCAAAGACCGCCAAGGCTGGCTCTGGTATGCAAACCAAGACCAAACGTGAGCAGCAAGCCGAAAAGGCCCTAAGGGGGCCGGTCAAGGCTAAGGATGCTGCCGACTTCTTCGGAAACATTAAGCCACTAGGAGCTAGACGGTAATGGCATACACTAACTTGCATGAAACCTATGACATGAGTGGAGGGGTTGAGGATGTCATGGATGCGGTCTACAACGTAGACCCCACCGAAACCCCCTTTATGTCAAACGTTGGGCGGGGCACCGTCCACAACACCCTGTTTGAGATCCCGGTTGACGAGCTTACCGCTGCCAGCGGGACGCCTCGCGCTGAGGGTTTCTTCATTGGTGACAGCACCACCGCTGTTAACGATGTGACCGTGGTGCAGAACTACGTTCAGATCAACGCAAAGGACTACCGTGTGTCCGGCACCTCCCGTGCCGCGCAGTGGTATGGCCGTGATGACACCCTTGGGTATCAGCGAGCCAAGGCGATCAAGGAGCTTAAGCGGGACATGGAAACCGCGCTTCTT